CGCTAAATCCACTTTTGGCAAAGATCTGTATTTTTGTGATTTGTTAGAGAGAGTAGGTATTGATACTGAAGAACTCGCAAAAGGTTATTCTTTGACGCCAGTTGTTGCTGAGGCTGTTTATAAGGATTTCGCAAAATATCATGATGATGTTGACTTGACTAAAGTCAATTTTCAGCTCTTTCAAAAAGGGGCTGAGTGGATGACAATTTTTAAAAAGAAAGCTATTATGCGTCGACCGCGGATCATGAATTATGACCAAGTCTATGACCTAATTGATAAGCACAAGAGTGCTACAACTTTTTGGTCTCAATATTGTAAAAATAAAGGTGAGGTGATGAGATCTGATGACTTCAAAGTCTCTTTCGTCACATTTTTAAATGGTTATGCACGAGGTGCACCATATTACTTGCCTTGGGGTACTTTTCAGAAAGAAGAAATTCGACCTACTGAGAAAATCACTGACCTTAAGATGCGTTCTATCATCGTTGGTTCTGTATATAGTTTGATTCTGGGTCATATGATGTATGCTGATTTGGATGCCGCTACGGCTGAAGAATGGCTACGTTATCGTACTGGAATTGGCATGTCCCTGTTTCATGGGGATTACCATCGGATGTTGAATGAGTTAGAAGGAAAATGTAAATACTATTTCAGTGATATTGGTCGTTATGATTCTAAACAAGCCCATTTTTTGAATCAGTTGACTGCTGATTCCGCCTCTGTTATTTATGGTGTGCGTACAGTTCAATTTTATCAGTTGTTAGGCTCTTTAGCTCCCCTTGCTGCAAAGCTTGGGTTTGAGGATTTTAGAGTGAATACATATTATTTGAGAAATCGATTAATTGAGGATGCCTCATTTGGTCCCGTTGCAATGCCTTGTAACGAATTTTTTACAACTAATACTGGTGAAAAGTCAGGCAACCATCGTACTGGTAATGCTAATACTGATCGTCATAAGATTGTTGAGTTTGCTGCCGCATCTTTGTTTTATCCGGATTTGGATAGTTATTTAGGT